CGATTTGGATATAGAAAATAGTTTTCCCATCTTCTCCTAACACGTCCGTAACCACGTCACGAACTGCGCCGCCTTCATCCAACGCATTACACCACAGTTCACGGATGATCATACACGCGTCCCAATCAGCGCCCATACGGGTAGTTATTGAGGTACGATTTCCGTTGATACAAATAATATCAAAGTTTTCCTCTTTGATAACTTCGGTTTCAATTGACAATTCAATTTGCTGATCACCAACAAATATTTTAAAGTCAATGTTATTTCTGAACAGGTAGGCTAAAGTATATTTTAACCCGGTGCCAAACTGACCTATTTTATATTTGTCATTGGCTTTGGTGGTGCCTCCCATAAGTGCAACAAGCCTTATGTCAAGTTCGCCGTCATTTTGAATTTTTAAGTATTTCATTTTGATTGATTATTAAAGTTAAGCTAAAGGTATAGTTTATATTTTATACTTTCAAATAAAAGTTAAAATTTATTTATTCGCTGTATAAACTTATAGTCGTTGCTTAATTGGAAGTCCGGGTTTTCGTCTATGAACATTTTGCAGGTGTCAATGGCGATATCAATTCCGTAGGCTTTAGCCATTTCACTGTTCGCAATATTTCCTGATTTACCTGGTTCCATTTTTGACAGGTTATCAAATGTCTTATTAAATAGTTCGGTAAACGGTTTAGAAAGGGAAGCTATCATCTGCTGTTTCTTTAATTTCATATTCCGCCACTGGAATAGTAAAATCCAATGGAATATTTGAACTGTTCTTTTTGTGCCAATCGTGAATAGGGTTCTGATCAAAGTAAACAAAACCTGTCAAGTGATTGATCATTTTTAATTTGACAGGCTTAAACATTGGCGTAAGCCTGCCCCCGGTTTCAGTTTCTTTTATTTTACGGACATGTATCTCAACTAAATTCCAATCAGTTTCATGCTGAGTAACACGGTGGATTGTTAAAAAATCATCCGCTTTATTAGCAAACATTACTCCCATTTCGGTATCTGCTTTTTGAGGTGCCTTTACAAAACCGTCCTTATCTAAGTTCCTGGCCCCGACTGTTCCAACATGGCAGTTAAGATAAATTGAAAGATTGTTTTGTTTGCCATACTGCTGTAAAACACTGGCCGCTTCGTAATGATAATTGTAATAATCCTGTTTTGACTTCGCTGGTATATCAACCTTCAGCGAATTGTAAGGATCGATCATTAGCATTTTATAAGGCTTTTTCTTACTCGCCTTAGTGTGCATATTTAAAATGTCACGGTAATTGTAAAGGCGGTCTTTAACTTTTATAATGTCGAAGTATTTTTTTATGTGCGTATGAGCCTGCTTATACTTCATATCATTAATTGTAGTAATTGGCTCACACCAGTAAAATTCAATCAACTTTCTTATTACACTGCCGGTAACGTTTTCAGAACTGAATATCAAACATGGCCAGCCATGATAAAGACTTGCTATAATTGAAAAAAACCAAATAACAGTAGATTTACCAACATTATCAAGACCGTTTATAATTACCAAGTTCCCATCCTTAAACCTGAAAAACTTATCCAGTTCGTCAATGCCGGTAGTCTTTCCCATTTCAAACGTCCCTTTACGCCACCTGTCAATATAATCTGCGTAATCATCCTCTACAGCAAGAAAAGATAAATCTTCATCTGATGTATCAATTACGCTTGGGACGGAAACATTATTTTGCCTAATTTCCTCTTCCCTGTCACCGTACCCTAAATCATAGAGCTTTTTAGGAGTTAGTTTAAAATCACCTCCACATTCCAAAATCGTGTAAACGGCATATGGAAGATAAGGCGTTTGGCTTTCAAATTCAGTCGATGTGCTGAAAACACTAAACCACTTCTTTTCTTCATCATAATTTCCTGAATGATTTGCTTTGGTATCCCCTGGTCGGCGCATTAATATTTTTGCTCCTTTCCTGCCTACTGCTTTCCATCCGTGATTTTCCAGTAATTCAACTACATCGCCACGTTCGTTAAAATCTTCAATTGAAGTGAGCCCTTTAGTTTGTTTTCGCTGCTTAACTTCTTTGTGGACATGGGGTTTTAAAACCTCATTAAAACTATAAGCAACATTAAAGAGTATTTCCCTTTGCTCAACTGTTATTTTTTGGATTTTATCAAACGAACCGTAAACCAACTCATATCCTTTAGTCGGCCAGCAAGCGATCTGTCCACGATCCCCACGAGTTTCTAAAAGCACTTTCGTTTTTTCCCCTTTTTGCTTTTCAGCTTCGGTTGCATGTCTTTTAGCCAATGGCTGGTTCCCATGAATTTCATCACATCGGTAAATAAAGTGATACCCCCCACTAACTGTTTTTTGAACAACAAGCATAGGTAATAAAGTAGGATCAAGTTGATGGATAGTAGATTTATACTCATCATAAAGTTTACCGGTAAGATCATATTTTAAATCAATATCAATTACCTCAACATTCCCGCTGATCTCGCCACATACTAAACCAATTCCATAACATGTTGAAAGATCATGAACAGTTTTAGTATGCTGCCATTCATTTACAATAGGTGCCTTTTTATCGTTTATGGGAACAATCTGAATTCCGGGTATTGCCTGAACTTCTAAAAATCTATTGTCTCCCATAAAGTTTTTGATAAGCTAATGGTGAAAGAGTTTCCCGCGCACGTTCATCATAACTAATATCTGATTCTATTATTTTTTTAGGTGCCTCATTTAAATAACCGTCAAACTTACTCCCAAACAATGTTTCAGGACGTAAATATTTTTGCATTTTATCATCATTCAACCATTGATCACATTTATGATCAATCACCCTATAAAAGTCTTCCAATTTGAAGCCCTCGCGAAGCCTGGCCGAAATGTGCGAAGCGTTCGCCTTACTCTTTGGATTGAACTGTTTTTTAGACTTTTCATTTAGGTATTCAACTATATTACTTATAGTGAAACTAATGTTTTTAATCTCTTTGTTATTATGTACCCATTTTTGAGGGGAGGGGTCCCCTTGAATTTGAGGGGGGGTATCCTCATTTTTGAGGGGAGGGGGTAAAACTGTCAATGACCTAAATTCTACCGAATTATCTGGTCTTATTTTTAAAACCCTACCGACATAAAATCGGTCTTCCAAATCTGAAATTAACGCACATATAGTTTTTTCAGAACAGCATAAACATTCGGCTAAATATTTATTGCTCGCAAAACAATACCCTTTATTATTTGAAAGATTTGAAACAAGTCCGATAAGTAGTTTTTGTTTGTCAGATAAGGTTTTATCCAGTAAAATAGGCGATGTAATTACGACATAGTAATTGTGATTTTCCATTTATAAGGTTTTTAAGTAATTGTCGATATTGGTTTTGATGTTAGGCTTTGTCCATGTTTGTTTTAGTAACCATTGAAGATATTCAATTTCTTCTTTTGATTTCATACTGGATATTTCTCTGCCTTTATATTTTCCAAAATAAAGTACAGGCGGCGCACCTTGAGGGATAAATTTAATAAAGGCACCGCATCCACGGCAATCAGCTCTAACATGTACTCCTTGTTGAGTTATCAGGACTTCATCAATTAAGCCGCATCGTTTACAGGGTAAGGAAGGTAATTCCATAAAAAATAAAAAAGCCCGACTAAGTGATGCTTTAGCCAGGCGATTTTAGGGTTGTCGATTCGACATAGTTCTTGCAGCATCACTTACAAAAACTATGCCTTAATGTGTTGGTAAATATATATTACTTCTTTTGAGTTTCCAAATCGGCACCTACATTTAAATCCAGCTCATTTTGCGCCCCTTGTCCGAACTTACCGTCAATAAAATAATCGTGCGCCGCTTCGCAAAGGTTTTCCCAAATGATATTCAATTCTTTGCCAAACTGGTTTACTTCAGGGTCAAGACTAATGTTGTTGGCGTTAATGGCCGCGATAGAGCCGTTATCATGCTTAATACCACCTACGATGTTCATCAGTCCTTTGTCGCCAATAGTGACGCTTAAAACAACAAATCCTTCCAAATTACCGTCACCTATTGCTTTTCGCTTTTTGATATAGTCAGCCGTGAACACTTTATAACCCGGCATTCCGATCTTCATTAAAAAATGGGGGACAAATTGCTGCAACGTATCGAGCAGGTCAGGGTGTACCGGCTGATTGCCGGGCCAGGTCTTACCCGCGCTCACTAATATCTTACCAGTGGGCATTACCTTGCTTTCGTCGTGAATGATAGTTAAACTTTTTTCTTTGTTGCTTACAGCTACTTTTGAGATGTTCAGCCTTTCCTCTGTTTTTTCTTTTTTTGTTGACATGATTTTTTATGAATTAAGTTTTGATAATAAGTCGTCAGTTGCTTTAATTATAAAATTATTTGTAGCGTTAAAATTTAAATCAGCAAAATCTTTTATATCAACATAACAACCAGAAGCTATTTGCCCGGCAAGATAAACCCTTTCGCTTATTTTAAAGCCCTCAGATCGATTATTTTGTTTTTTGGTATTATCCCTTACCTGAGTTAATAACTCTTTAATATGGCTTATTTCTGCTACCCACAAATCATTAATAGGCTTGTCGGATTGTTTGTCAGACTGCTGACGCAGAAATTCAAGGATTTTAAGGCCTATTACCCTGTCAGATTCCGCGCTTGGATTATTCCATTCAATAGATGATTCGCCATCTATAATGTAATTTAATTTTCTTAAAACTGAAAGTGTGCTTTTTGAAATATTGTACTTAATGTACAGTTGAGAAAAATTAACCTTTTCGTTGTTGGTTAACCGGCCTTTAATTTCATAAAGGAAAGTAGATAGTTTTTCTAATGCCTTTTGGTTAGGTGAACGTTGGCGCATAGTGATTTGATTATTAAAGTGATGTAAACGTAGTAATAAAAATTATCTTTCAAAATTTAAATCGGTTTGATGTTTCGGGTACGGAATTTCCCAATCCATATTCTGCCTGAACCATTGCCGGCAGTTCTCTAACTTTTCCTCAAACTCTTTTGTCCCTTGTGCTGCGGAGGATTCCGGTATCTTAATAACTTCCCCGGTTTCCTCTAAGACATGTTCCGATGCAAAGAAGTTGGCTTTGTTCCAATCGTGTATCTGTGATTTGTTGTAAGTCTCCCCGAAGCGTTCTTTGAAACATTCTATTTCAGATGGGATAAAGTTAGACCAATAGAAACCGTTTTGAGGTAATGTACGTTTATTTTTTATCTCAATGGTTATTTCTACATCCTGATTGAGAAAGGTTTTTAGATCGTCTGAAAATCCGTCACGGTTGAAAAGCTTTAGAATACCATCCTGATTTACATGCCCGAAATATTTGATCTTTTTCATTTATGAATTCATTTCACTAACAAAGGCCACCTATATGGATGACCCTTGCTTTGTTTGCATAATTTTCTAATTTCAAAATATTATGGTAAAATCTTTAAGTTTTATTCATTGGCGCTCCTTTTTAAATGGTGAACTATTATGATAATTAATACCCTAAAACATAAAGGCAGGTTTTTCCATAATGTAAATACCGCTCTTTAACTCACTCCAAAAGTCGAAGCTTTCAGCAAAGCGATCCTTAAAAAGACAGAGGTTAAACTGATCGACAGCGTCCTCATATTCTTTGATACCGGTATCAATCAGTTTGTTTTCCAAAAGATGAACAGACACCCCACCTTTACGGTCTACGCAGATGTTATAAAAAGGAATACGTTTCATCAGCCATCCTACCTGATACATAGCCCCCTGACCGTAATACCAGTTATCAATGATAGTTCTTTGAGCTTTCTTTGCTTTGGCGGCTTTCATTACTTTAAGGTCAGCCATT